TTGAATTAAACGAAGGTCAAAAGAAAGCTCTTGAAATTCAAGAAAAGATGGTTGCTCTTGAAAAAATGAGCACATCCGAATTATTAGAAAAAGGAATTAAGGGACGTGCTGCTCAACTTCAATCATTTAAAGAGCAACTTGTTATTGCAACAGAACTTGGGGAACAGTTAAAGAAAAATGCCCTTGCTCGTGTAGATACTTCGTTGCAAGAAGAAGCTAGACTTGTTAGCTTACTTCCAGAAAAGCGAGAGGAAGAGAATAAGTTTCTTGTGTTTAGAAATCAGCTTTTAAAAGAAGGGATCCCTCTTGAACAGATTGATTTAGATAAGTTACGTGAAAAAGTTGCAGCTCAAGCTGAATTAAATAGGCTCATGGCTATTCGTGATAATGTGGTCAGTAATTCTGCTGGAGAGACTTTAAAAAATACTAATCGAGATATTGCAGGTATTCAAGAGGCTGGTAACATTCCTGGAATTACAGAAGCAGATAAAAATGCGGCAACAATGGCTAAGATGTCAGCTCTTGGTTTGGATATGAGTCAAACTGCGGAGTTTGTCAGTGCTCAAGAACAGCAGTTTGCAATATTAAATTCTCAGGTAGATGCTTATTATCAAGCTCGTTTAATTGGGGAAGAAACTTTCCGCATGGCAAAGGCTCAGATTCAATTAAAGTATGAGCAAATTGAACTTGATCAAGCAAGTACATTCTTTAGAGGTTTAGCTGGTTTAGCCAATTCAGGAAACCGTAAGTTAGCTGCTGTTGGTAAAGCTGCGGCAATTACAGAAGCAACAATTCAAGGTTATGTTCAAGTATCAAAAGCTTTAGCTTCATCACCACCTCCGATGAATTATGCCCTCGCGGCAGCGGCGGCTGTTTCTGCTGCAATGCAAGTTTCTAAAATTATGAGTGTGAATACAGCCTTTGCAACGGGTGGATCGTTTATGGTTGGTGGTAGTGGTGGTGTAGATAGTCAGAACGTTGCATTCAGAGCTTCACCTGGCGAAAAAGTTACAGTTTCTACTCCAACTCAAGTTCGTAAGGGTGATGAACTTAACGAAGGAAAATCCAAGCAAGCTGGAAATGCAATTAATCAAAAAATTATCAATGTTATTGATCCTGCTATGTTAAGTGATTATTTATCGTCACCAGAAGGCGAACAGGTTCTTGTGAATACCATTCGTAGAAATTCATCAAGCATTGGAAGCGCAATATATGGCTAAGATAACCACAGTTCTTTTTGGTGATTTAGCTTTATTAGAATTTCAGCCAGAGGCACCAGCTAACGAAGTTTTAGAATTCTTAACGGATATTCTGGACTCCCGGAACGGTACTGAACAAAGACTTCAACTTCGTTCAATGCCACGTCAAATTGTTAATTATACGTATCCTCTTCAAATTTGGAACATTGCTTGTTCCTTTAATACATCTTATGGGGCAATTGGAAAAAAGTGGGCTATTCCAATATGGTCCGAAGCTCAATACGTTGGGACAATAAATTCTTCTGCTCCAAGCATTACTTGTAACACAACCTTATACGACTTACGGGCCAACTCCTTAGCTTTCTTATACGCCGGGCCAAATTCGTGGCAAATTGTTGAAATTGGAACAATTTCAGGAACTTCCATCAATGTCACGAATTCATTGGATTATATGGCGAATTGTTATCTTCTTCCTGTAAGGCTTGGTTGGGTTGAGGGTCAAATAAATAGTTCTACAAATGGTTTCAATAAAAAGACAACTGTTGCGTTTGAGATTGAAGATCCTTTGGCCAGCACTCCCTCTGCCCCAACACAATATCTTGGAAACGATATTTATTACACCCCTCCGTTATTAAGTAATGATAATCTATCAAGATCAATTCAGATCCAAATGGAAAAAATGGACGGGGAACTTGGAATTATAAGGCGCCAGTTCCCTTGGCTAAATGCAAAATACGGTTCTGGATATAATACAATTACAATAAATCGTACAGAATACATAACTTACAGGAATTTTCTTTATAGGAGAGCTGGAAAGTTTAGACAGTTCTGGATGCCCACATTTGAACAAAATTTAAGACTTGTAAGTACAGGAACAATTACAACTACAATTCTTATAGAAGGTGACGATTTTAACAGTTATACCTTTAGACCAAATATTGCAATTTTGGCAAATGGAGTATGGTATCCTCGCATTATTTCTAACCCAACAGTCCAAGCTTTAAATCGCTTACAATTAACTTTGAATACAGCACTAAACATTCCCGCCTCCCAAGTAACAACAATTTGTTATCTTGGTTTAAATAGGCTTAATACCGATAGAATAGAAATGCAATGGTCACAGGGAATTATGGAATCCCAAATTAATATTCTGGAATTAGCCCCGTGAGTCAGCCTAAAGAACTTTATAGGTTTGTCGAAGGTGCTACTGTCTGGACACTCACCAGCGGGGATGCTTCGGTTACTTATAATTCGGAAACCTACACTCCCGAAGCTATTTCAAGGACTGAAGCGGAATCAAAAGGGGAATTGGCTAAGTCCAACATTCAGGTTAAATTAGATATAGATAACGTAATGGCAAGACGATGGCTTACAGAAGTTATTGACGCTGTTGTCTCTTTAACTCTATTTTCGAGTGATAGTGGTACAACAATTTCAATTTGGAAAGGCAGATTAAGTTCTGTAAAACCAGATACAAATACAATAAGTCTCGTTTTTGAAAGTATTTTTACATCCTTAAGAAGACCGGGCTTACGGTTAAAATTTCAGAGAAACTGTCCACATTCGCACTATGGAAGAGGTTGCGGACTTAATAAAGAATCTTGGGATATATCCGGAACGGTTAGTGCTGTAACGGAAATTACTGTGGTCATGCCCGTCGCGGCTGGTTATGCAGATGGACATTTTACAGCGGGCATGATCGAAGCTCCGGATGGAAGCTTACGTTTTATAACAAGCCACGTTGGTTCAACTTTAACGATGATTCGTAAAGTTCAATCCATATTAGATCAATTTGCCCTTGTTGGGCCTGGTGTAATGTCTCTTAGAATTTTTCCAGGTTGTGATAGAACACCTTCAACTTGTTTGACAAAGTTCAATAATTTGGCAAATAACGGGGCTTGTCCGTTTATACCATTAAAGAATCCTTTCGGTGGTACATCGATTGTATAGAGGTTAATATGTGGTGGTATATCATAGTCTTTATTGTTGCGTTAGTAATTTCTTACGCAATGATGCCAAAGTCGGAACCTCAAAACTCAAAACCTGGAAACGTTGATTCGCCTACAGCCGAAGAAGGTGGGGATGTACCTGTTTTATTTGGAACAAGAACTATACAACGTCAGAATATTGTATGGTATGGGGATGTCTCGACTAAAGCTATTAAGAAAAAGGGCGGTAAGAAATGACCGATATAGTTAAAGTTCGGATGCTCCATGTGAGAAAAGTTCATATGTGTAGTAGTGGAAGTCGCGACTTTTTTAAGAAACATAATTTAGATTGGCAAAAATTCTTGGATGAAGGTTTAGATTCTGATATAATTGAAGCAACGGGTGATCCAATGGCTTTATCCGTTGTGGAGGTAGCTAGAAATGGGCAGTAGTTCTAAAAAAGTAACAGTCGGTTATAAGTATTATGTCGGTATGCACATGATACTTTGCCAAGGCCCTATTGATAAACTTTTTCAGATTAAAGTTGCAGATAAGGTAGCTTGGACTGGAGATTTTTCAGGGGGCGCTCTTGCATTATATAATCTGGAACTTTTTGGAGGGGAAAGTCGAGAAGGTGGTGTTGCTGGCCAGGTTGACTTTGAACCAGGCGGACCATCCCAAGGGCAAAATAGCTATCTTGTATCTAAATTAGGACCCCTTGTTCCAAATTTTAGAGGAATGGCTGGTATTGTTCTGCGTAAGATGTATATGGGGCTTAACCCATATTTAAAGACGTGGAGTTTTAAAGTAAAAAGAATTCATACAAGGCAAAATGGAATTGCCCAATGGTATGATGCTAAGGCTGGAATTGGTTCTACTAAAACTAGAGTTCCTGCAATTTCACCGGATCCTTGGTATGTTCAACCAACAACGGATTGGTTTATCATTGGGGCGGGGATCGAGACTAGCGGGGGTTATACACAATATCAAGGATGGTTTACTGGTTATATAGATAGTCTTCGTGTTACTAGAAACGTTGGTAGATATACGGGCACGGAATTTACAGTACCTTCTACACAATTTGAAAATTCTGCCCTTGATCCATATTGGGACGATGTTGTAACCCTCCTTCTTTTCGAAGGTGCAAATAACGATACTTTCACAACGTGTGAAAAAGGTCATACCACTACAATGTATAGTGGGGCTAAAATTTCAACAGAACAGTCTAAATTTGGAAATTCCAGTGGAAAGTTTGATAGAACATTAGCATCTTGGGTCAAAACTGTTGTTGGTTCTGGAAATGTTGATTTGGGGTCTGAGTTTACAATTGAAGCTTGGATATATGAGACAAGTCGTACATCAAGTGGATATGGAAATTCTATTTTTTCTTACGGACCGACTTCTACACCAAATAACGATACAACTGTAGTCATTGGAGGAGGTCTTGGTTTTATAATGAGGGGTCCTAGTATTCCTCCAGTCCCAGACTATGACGCTTATTCTAATATTGAAACTGTTCCCCTTAATAAATGGGTTCATGTCGCTGTTGTAAGAAAGTACGGGCAGATTTGGTTATACATAGATGGTAAATTAGCAACAGGCACTGTCATTGAATCAGATATGAATCCTGCCCATATTATTCGGGAATGTTTAACAGATCCCTATTGGGGTATGGGTTATCAAGACGCGGATATAGATGACACAAGTTTTACATTAGCAGCTGATACATTGTATTCAGAAGGTATGGGGATGTCTCTTCTTTGGGAGTCTCAAACCTCCATAGAAGATTTTATTAAATCCATTACAAAACATATTGATGCTGCTGTATATGTGGATATAAGCACTGGTAAATTTGTCTTAAAATTGATAAGGGATGATTACTCTATTGGTAGTCTAATAACCCTCAATGAGAGCAATATTGATAAAATTTCAGATTTTTCACGTCCACAATTTGGGGAACTTACAAATTCAATAACGGTAACTTATTGGGACATGCTCACCGAAAAAGATGCGACAATAACAATTGCCGATTCCGCATTGGTACAGATGCAGAATTGTACAATTAATGCATCAATCCAATATCCCGGATTTACAAATGTAACAATAGCTTCTAAGGTCGCCCAACGAGATTTAAAAACTTTATCTACACCGCTAATTACCTGTACGATCTACACCAATAAAGATGCAGCAAGTCTTAATATCGGTAAGACATTTAAATTAACATGGCCAGATTATGACCTTACAGACGTAGTAATGAGAGTGACAGGAATTGGATTTGGGGATGGTAAATCTAATCGAATAAGACTTCAATGTGTTCAAGATGTTTTTTCTACCCCATCTACAGCATTCATTCCATATAGCCCCCCTGCTTGGGTGGATCCTGTACAACCCCCTACACCATGTCCATTTATTGATGTATTTGAAGCGCCATATCTAGAACTTGTCCAACTCCTAGGGCAATCTACAATAGACTCTAATATTACAACAGAACCAAATATTGGATATATTGGTGTTGGTGCTATTAGACCAGGCAATTCGGTAAATTCCAGACTCTTTACAGATAACGGATCCGGATATTTGGAAAGAGTAACTTTAGATTATAGCCCAGGAGCTCGACTTAACGGAGCAATTATACAAACAGATACAACTTTTCCAATTGACGGGGGAGTTGACCTAGATACTGTTACACTAGGCACATGGGCAGAAATTGACAATGAGATTGTCTGCGTTACAGCTTTAAACGACACTTCTATCACTGTAAAACGAGGTTGTTTAGACACATTACCTGCCCTTCACGCGGATAATACCTATATTGTATTCTGGGACGAATACGGAGAAGGTGACCAAATAGAATATGTAACATCCGACACAGTTAATATCAAAGTCTGCCCTGTTACAGGGGATGGTATATTATCTTTATCGGAGGTCACACCAAAAACTGTGGTCATGGGAGCAAGAGCTGTAAGACCATATCCTCCTGCAAATATTAAAATTGCCGGTTCCTATTATCCAGCATCCCTTATTGATTCCCCTATCTCTATGACATGGAATCATAGGGATAGAAAGCAACAAACCGCTGGAATTATTGGATTTACAGAAGCTAGTATTGGACCGGAAGCTGGTGTGACCTATTCTATCCGATTATATAACCACATTACAAGCGCATTACTTCACTCTGTAGATAATTTAACTGGAACTTCCTATTCAAGTTTTCCTAGTTTCACAGGGGATTATACTTTAAGACTTGAAATGTGGTCCATTAGATCTACATACCAATGTTTTCAGAAATATGTACATACGTTTAGTTATTTGAATACGACTTATCTCTTAACGGAGAGTTCCGATAACTACATTACCGAATCCGGTGACTTTATTACAATGGAGTAGTCAAATGGCTAATAAAAGAGTATCAGAATTAACATCGGCCGCTGCAATGACAGGTGACGAAGTTCTGCCGGTTGTTCAAAGTGCGTTGAGTTACAAGGCAACGGTCAAGGAAATTGTTAAATATGGATATCAGTCTATTTTAACAGATTCTGCATCAACTAAGACTTTAGCTTTAACCGACAGAGGTCAGTGGATAAGATTTACAAATGCAACATCTGCGGCATTAACAGTTCCATTAAATTCTGTTGTAGCTTTTGGAATTGGGGAAGTTCTTAACTTTATCCAAGCTAATACAGGACAAGTTACAATTACAGGTTCTGGTGGTGTCACTATTAATAAACCTTCTGGTTATAATGCAAAAACTCGAGCGCAAGGGGCCCCGTTTGCTCTAATTAAAATTGCTACAGATTCTTGGGATCTTGTTGGCGATTTGGAGGCTACAGTATAATGCACCCCCGTCTATCTATTGTTGCTGCGTCAATTAGAAAAATTATTTCTGCGATAATTTGGGATCCGATTGATCAATTTTGGGATCGTACCGTTCTTAATATGCGGATGGAATCTGCTGATCCTTATTGGGATAAAAAAGTTCTCGGCGTTCATTTTAATGGCGCCAATGCATCTACTACATTTACGGATGTAAAAGGCAAAACTATATCCGTTTTTGGCAATACTCAAATCAGCACAGCTCAATTTTTAGGTATTCCTGGAAAATCTTCGTCTGCATACTTTGATGGAACAGACGACTATTTGCGTATTCCCTATAGCTCTGATTTCTCCCCAGGAACGGGAGATTACTCTTGTTTTGTATGGATCCGTCCTGCAAATATTAGTTCTTTACGTGCAATCGTTGGTCCATATTCAAACCCATCAGCTATTCACGGTTGGCTTTTATATCAAGGGACTACAGGAGAAATTGTGCTAGCTCTTAGGGATATTTCAGGGGCAGCTGTCTTAGTTACTTCAGCAAGTAATACGCTTAAATTAAACCTATGGCAACACGTTGGATGGACAAAAGTTGGAAACGATTATAAAGTATTTCACAATGGAGTTATCGTTGCATCAACAACCAATTCTATAAGCTTGTATGTGAACCCTTCGTATGGATTTATAATCGGTCGTTGGGACGATTCTGGAACTACCGGTCGTGATTTTAGTGGTTACATGACTGAATTGGAGTTGTATAAAGGCGTTGCGATCCATACCTCTAATTTCAATCCCCCAACAGCTGAGTTCTCTGAACCATCTTTAGTAGATGATAAAGGAAAAACGATTACAGCTTATGGAGGTATTTCACTCCAAGGTTCAACGAAGAAATACGGTACTGGTGCAGTTTATCTTGATGGTGCCGATGACTACTTCACTATTCCAAACAGTACAGACCTTACGCTAACTACAGGTGATTTTACAATAGAATGCTGGATTTACGTCTCGTCTTTTGTATTAAAAACGATTCTTACAAAAGATGGCGTTGCATCAGTTTCGTATTCACAATACTCAATAACTCTGGATGCTTCAGGCATTATTGCTGCTTACGTTGGATCCGGAACATCCACAAATGCTGGACAATATGTTACAGCCGCTTCTGCCATAAGCATTAACACATGGACACATATCGCGTTTACAAAGTCAGATACATCATTAAGGCTTTTTATAAATGGAGTTTTATCTACAACTGTTACACAAACAATCACAATGGGAACTAGCAGTGGCGTTTTGTCAATTGGTAGAGAACCGTCTAATGCAGCGTATTTTCAAGGGTACATCGACGATCTTCGCATCACAAAAGGTTTTGCTCGTTACACATCAAACTTTACACCTATATATATTGGATCAGGGGGCTCTCCTGGCGATCCATACTACAATTACACGTTACTTCTACTTAAGATGGACGGTGCAAATAACAGCACTACATTTACGGATAATAGCTACTCTCCGAAGACTGTTACAGCCTTTGGAAACGCTAAAATATCCACAACTAAGTCTGTTTCCAGTGACGCCTCTGGGTATTTTGATGGTACTGGTGATTACGTTTCTTTTACCGCAGGTTCTGAGTTTGATTTTGGAACTGGAGATTTTACAATTGAATGCTGGGCCAATCCGTCTTCTAGCGTAGAGCAATATTTTATATCGAAATACGTATCTTGGACAGCAGATCTTGATTTTGTACTTCGTATAAGTGCAACTGGTTATGCTTCATTTATAGCAGGTGATAACGCTGCATTATCTGTCACAAGCAATTCAATTTTACCGCTAAATACATGGACACACATCGCTGTCGTAAGAGCTTCAAATGTTACTAAGATGTTTATTAATGGTGTGCAGCAAAGTTCGACACATTCAGGCTCCGTTAATATTCCAAATGATGCAACTACAGTATATATTGGAGCTTTTAATTCTGGTAATAATTTCTATAATGGGTATATTGACGATTTTCGTGTCACTAAAGCCGTAGCTAGATATACTGCCAACTTTACACCTCCAGGCGCCATCCCATCTACAGTTCACCTTGACGCAGATCCATGGTGGCTTAATACTGTTTTGGCGCTTCGTTTTGACGGTGCTCAAGGTAGTACAGTATTCACCGACTTAAAAGGTAAGACTGTTACAAGCTATGGTAATACGCTTATCTCAACAGTTAAATCTAAATTTGGGCAAGCAGCATATTTCGATGGAACTGGAGATTATTTAACGGTTCCTAATAATTCAGATTTTGATTTTGGTTCAGGGAATTTTACAATAGAGGGCTGGATAAATACCTCTAATACAAACTCCAACATTATTGGTAAAAGGCCTAATGTTAGTTGGGGACCTTTCTCCATTATTGTAAATGCCGGAAAGCTAAATGCTAGATATTGTGTAACAGCAGGTTCATGGGCAATTGATATATCTAGTACAGACTCGATCGATACCGGCGCCTGGGTACACTTTGCTGTTGTCAGAAACGGAAGTTCTTTTCTATTATTTGTCAATGGTACATTACAAGCTGCTACTGGAACAAACGCATCCCCATTGATGACAGTAACAGATCCTGTTTATATTGGAGCAAATAGCGACGAAAGTGGGGCTTTAACAGGTTACATAGACGATATTCGTGTAACAAAAGGTATTGCAAGATGGACAACTACGTTCACTCCTCCAACAAAACCGATACCAACAAATGTCATTGGCCCTGATCACGATCCAAATTGGGATTACAAAGTTCTAGGTTTGCATATGAATGGTGCTGATAATTCAACGACATTTACAGATTGCAAAAATCGCACAGTTACAGTTGTCGGTGATACCAAAATTAAAACGGATCAATTTGCTCCGTTGACTGGTAACACTTCTTCCGCTTACTTTGATGGAACAGGGGATACATTATCTATTGCTAATAGCGCAGACTTTAACTTTAGTACAACTCCAGATTTTACAGTTTCGTTTTGGATATATATTCCAACAACACCTTCTTCTTCACAATACATCCTAAATAAAGACGGTAAATACGGAAGTTATTATCCACAATGGCGAATTAGTATTGATGCTAATAGAATTCTAACTCTTGAACTTGGGAGCGGAGCGGGTGGCGCAACTTTAGATCAAGTTTATAACTCAAATTGGCCTGTTGCTACTAATGTATGGACTCACATTGAGTTCGGACGCACTGGCACAACTTTACAGTTATTCCAGAATGGTCTTCGTATTTCAACACTAACTCAGACAGCTACAATGGGAAATAGTTCCGAGCCGCTTACTATAGGCTTCCAACCAAATTCACCGAGTGGGTACTTTAACGGTTATATCGACGATTTGGAGATTTATAAGGGTGTGGCTGTTCATACATCTAACTTTACTCCTCCAACAACTCCATTTATTGATGGATAACAAATGAAAGCTTGTATTCTTTGTGGAGCCCTTGGACATGATTCCAACGATTGTCCTTGGGAGGAGGCTTTTGAAAAAAAGCATCATTTGGCTATTTTAATCGCAATAAGTGTTATTGCATCTATTATTAGTATCCTAATTGCAATTTGGACAGTTATGTTATTACATAACGTCCAAATGACACTAATACAACAGGGATGGGCTACACTATGGATATTTACTTCATTATCTGTTGGATCCTCTTTTGCTACTCTTATTTATAGACAAAAGTTTTGGCGTCGTTGGCTTGCAATGTGGAAATACCGTAAAATAGATTCAACTTTGTGTGTTTGTGGATCAACCATAAATAACGGTGGAACTACTTGTAATTTTGGAGAATGTGTTTCTTTAAAGCAGCAAGCAATAAAGCGGGAAATTGGTGCTTAAACAATACGGCAAATGCACAGATTCTCAAGTAACTTGTTATTTGTGTGGTTGTAACACTTAAATAATATCACGTTAAAAGATTATTTATAAGTATCCAACTTGCTGTAACATTTCATCAGCTTCTTTAATATACCAGTCATAATTAATATCTGTCATTAATTGATTTGGTAAATCCATACAGGGTTTAGCTCCCTCACTTCTTGGTACTTTATTTCCAGAACCAGCATAAACAATCTCTCCGGAAATATCGTTTGCATAATACCATCTAATTGCTTTACCAAGATATTCACTAGGCTGATATTTAGTCATAATGAGTTTAGCAGATTCATATGCTGAGTCTAAAGTAACAGCAGTATGATCACTTGCACCTTCAATAATCCACCAACCTTCTGAAAATTCATAAAAATTAGCCATTTTTACTAAATCTTCTTTTGTAGAATGATTTGGTAACGGAAAAGCATCATATACTTTTACAGCACCTCCCTTAACATTTCTCACTGTCATAAACTTAGTTATATCTGTACATTCTCTAATTGTTTTTTCAATTGGAATTCCTTTGGAAAGAAATAACACAACAGCTTCTGCACAGATTTGATTTTGTGGATTCTTTTGAAGGTTTTTCTTTCCCTTTTCAGGAATAACAAAAACACCTTTTGTCTTAATATCACCATCCTCTTTAACTGCAATGTAATTATTTACATCTCGTGAAGCTAGTAATCGATATTTAACAGATTCAGTTTCAAAATTAGTTTCAATTTCCCATTGTTTAACAATAGATTTTCTAGTTTCAAGTAAATGTTTTGGACATTTTGTTACAATACCATCTGTGTTTGCACTGACCACAGT